TTTACGAGCAGGCTCAATATACGATCTACCATAAGGTAAATAGTTAGCATCAGTTAATAGTCTAAAATGAGCTACTTCGTAGTTTTCAAATTTAATTTTACCATCTCTATCTTTCACGCGTGATACAATACCGCCAGCAGCGATTACCATTGGATCAATACGGAAACATACATAAGATGGATTTTCAGGATCCATACCTTCTTCACGAACCATGTCATATACTGATAATGGTGTTATATTATATACACCAAATTTTTCAGCAATTTCCATATGTAAGTACCAGTCACCATATTTACACATATTTCTAATCCACATCCATAAGTTAAACTCAATGTTTAAAATATCGTAGAATAAGTTATATAAAATACGTTGAATATTTTCGTCAGCACTTCTAATCTGTAATACTTCTCCAGCTTCATTCTTTAAAGTAGATTCATCAGCGATGATGTCTAATGCTGAAGAGATAATAGATTCTGTATCCATTGCTTCATAGTCAGTATATAACTGAATGCGAAGTGTTTGGTAATTCATCGTTGGGTTATATGGCATATTTGCACCATAACGATGTAACTTTGTGAATCTATCTATAAGAGCGTTTGTTTTTACGTTACCGTAGGCCTGCATGTGATCTACGTCTACTACCTTCAATTGATTACCACCAACATTTCTGATGATGACATCGGTTGAAAATAGACGTGTTAGCCTAGTAAACAAACCTGGTTGTTGATCTGCCATTATTTTGTTTTAATTATACCAATAAATATTTATTAACCTAGTATCCATGTTATATCTTCGAATCCCCCACGACCGTCATTAATCATGTATGGGTTCTGAGTACCACCAGGCAACATTGGAGCATTAGTATGTCCTGTTTTGGTGATATTAGATATCATAGCTCTGTTTAAGTCCATTCCTTGTTCATAGAAACGCATTGCTGTATCTCTAGTAAACAAACCTATACTTAAAGACATTACTAAGTCGTCATTATAACCGTTTTGAGCTTGTGCTTTACCATTTTGCCAGATAAACACACGTAATTCTTCTAATAAACGCTTAGAACGGAATATAAATGCCTTTTCTCGAATATACGACTCCATTTTTGAGATAACAAGTGGTCTTGTCTTTGCTGATGTAGTAAATCCAGGAACTGTTTGTTCAGATTCCATCTTACTTAGCCATTTATCCATCTGCATTTCACCATAAGCACGAGGTGAATAATATAGTTTAGGATATCCTTTTTCTATAATTGTATTAACGACATCCCAACCGACATTAGCATTTTCAACCACAAGTAAAGCATTATTATACTCAGTAGCAACAGACACAAGCATATTACCAAAAGAACGAGTGTCAATTTGGGATTTATATTCAGCCACTTGTTCACATGTCGTAGCGTCAATGATGTGAAACGCTGAATAATCCGAGCCGTCTCCGCGAGCAACGTCAGCGCAAACCAAATACTGCTTAGTATAATCAGGATACTGCCAAACCCAAAAATCGCCACCCATAAAGCGACGTTCAACAGGCTCTTGTATATAAGTTTCTTCATAAAAAGATAATAAATCGGGTTCAACTACTGAATTACCAGAACCTAGGAAGTCACAGTCATATTCTTGAGCAAATTCACGAGGTGACATATTAGCACGCTCTGTAGATTCCCAATGCTCATCTCTATCTGGGTGTAAATTCCATTTTAATTTAATTGCTTTGAAATCATTTTTATTAATTTCAGCATCAGAATATGTTTTATGAAACCAGTTACCCACACCATTTGGAGAAGATAATGCAATGATACCTCCACCCGTTGCAATTGTAGGTTTAATACTCGTATAAATTCTATCAATACCCTCAATAAACGCAGCCTCATCTACTAACAACAAGGATACGGCGTAAGATCGACCTGCATCTGATGCTGCTGATGTAGCTACTATTTGAGAGTTATTAGCTAATTTAAATGATAGTTTGTTATTTGATATTGGTTTTTGGTTACCTTTAAGCCATGAAGGTAGATTTTCATACATAAACTGTACTTTTTCAACCATACCTCTAGCTGTTTCTTGTTTAGTTGCTATACATAATACTGTTTTATCTTTTTGAAACAACATTGTCCATAAAGAAAAACCAGCAACTAACGTAGATATACCTAACTGACGTGATTTATTAATAATACAAAAACGGTTACTTCTAAAATCACTTAACACATCTTCTTGGAACGGATATAAATGAAATAATATTCTTCCTTTTAGTGGGTGTGTAATATAACAATATTTTCTAAAGAAATGGATTGGATCTGTAGCACATTTGATATACTCAGCCTTAATTATTTCTTTAATGTTGGCTTGTTGACTCATATATATAAATATACAAAAAAAGCCTGTTCTTGCGAACAGGCTAGTCATGGGTATGCAAGAGGAATTATTTTGCTAACATTAAATATACTAATCCACCAGCGATTAAACCAGCACCTATTTTAGTAAATTTATTTTTTGCTTTTAATTTTGTATTTTCTAATTGTAAAGCATTATACTGGAATTTCCAGTCTTTAATTTGTGTTTCTTGATTCATCATTATATTTTTAAATGATTTTTCTTTAGAAACATACTTAGATATTACTGTATCTTTTAATGATACTTGAGATTCTAATGTGTTGATAGCTGAATCTTTTACTATAATAATTTGTTTAGCACCATCCAATTCTACTAAATCCTTAGCAGCACTAACTAATACTGGTTGTGCTACTGGTAATGGATTTGTTACTGTATCTTTAGGATAACGTCTATTGAGTGAACTGATTAATTCTTGTTCTGTGTATGAATCAACATTGTTCTTTTCAATTTCAATTGTTTCAACAATTTTAATTACTTTTGTTTTTTGATGTGCTAATTTATCTTTTAATTCATCTTCTACTTGATTTAATGAATCAATAGCAGCATCATCTTTTGCTATTTCTAGTTTCATACTGTCAACAGCATGTACTAAACTATCTTGTTTTGTTTTAAATTCTTCTGTTAAGCCTACATTTGATACTTTATCAAATGCTAACCATAACAAAATTAAAACTAAAATAATTGGTAATATATATTTTTTCATATTTTATTTTTTGATACCTGCGTAATATTGTGCTCTACTAATTGCCCATTCATCTAATGGTTCTTCTTCTGTTTCTTCAGGTTCAATAGGTTCGTATTTTTTACCTGTAGCTTTTTCTTGACGTTTTTGTAAGTAATTAGAGCTAGCTAACAAGCTATCCATTTTGCTTTGTACTCTATCTTTTAAATCACGTAAACGTTGTAATTCATCAGATGGTCTATCTGAAATATCACCTGCTACACCTTTAGAGCGTTTTGTTTTTAAAATATCGCTTTTAATTTTAGCTAAACGATTTTCAAGATCAGTATATTGCATAAATGCTTCATATTCTTCATCTGACATTGAAGCACCACTTACATCTGCTTTTTCAACATCACCCATTTCTGGTTCTTCTTCATCACTTCTCATTACTTTAGCAAACATAGCATCTACTTCTTCATCACTTAAATCTCTATCAATACCACCTTCGATTCCTGTATCTTCAGCTCCAGCTTCAGCGCCAGGTTCAGCAGCAGGACGAGTTAAGCGTGGAGCACTTTGCGTACCTGATGGTATGATTGTACCATTAGCTACAAGAGCCATAAAATCAGCATTAATTGGATTTTGTTTATCGTATCCTAAAGCACCAGCTACGTCAATTTTTGACATAGGTTCTTCTGTAGCCTGCATTGCTGTGATAATTCTAGCTTTTTTACCAGTAAAATCAGCAGCAGCTGCATCAGGAGCTAATTCATATCGTACTGCAACGTTTGCCATTTCATCTACTTGATCTTCAACAATTTCTTCTCTACCTGAAGATAAGTCAGATTTTTGGGCATTCAAAGCTTGAATTTTCTTATTAATTGCGTTTAATTCTGCATCTTTAGCTGCTTTTGCAGCAGAAGATATATCTGCTTCATTTACTACCTCGTTGATGGCAGCACGTATAATTTCTTGTAGTTCTGATACTTTCATTTTATTGTTGTTGTGCATATAAATATTAAATGTTTTGTAAAATAGTAGCGATACGTTGCTCTGTTGTACCTTCCACCTCGATTAATTTAGTAGGTTTAAATTCCTTTAATGATTCTTGTATAGCCCAATCGATCTTCATGCGATATCCTAAATCAGTTTCACGAACTCCATTATCTTCCATTTTAACTCCACGCGGAGATACATAAACTACTACATCATAATGATTACGAAGATGCATAGCTGCCTCAACAAATGCACGTTTTTCCCAATCTCCTATCGATTTTGATGATAAAGTAAATGAACATACGTCCCATATTGTACGATCTGTAATAATATTAGGTTGTAATAATTCACTAGCACGTTCAGCTAAAAATATAAATTGACCTGGTAATGTAGAATCAGTATTCAATGGAATACCTAAACTACTAAGATATTTGCTACGCTCAGTTTGAACAACATGATCTTTAAAACGATCAGTTTCACCTAATGCTCTAGCTAATGTAGTTTTACCTACACTCATTGTACCTGCTAATCCTATTTTCATATATCTTATTTATTTTGTTCTCTAATCTTCCAAGCAATAGAATCAAAATCAATTCTATATTCATCATTATCCCACAATACTTTTCTCAGCTCATCAGTAATTTCTTCTGC